GTATAAGAATATGAAAACGGGAAAAGAAGTAAAAGTAGCAACATTTAAAAATTACAACGTAGTTTATGGTAGTGTAAATAATAAACATTCAAAAGCAGTATATATTAACATATCTGCATGGGCTGAACCAAAGGATGAATACATAGATAGTTACAATCGAGTAATTAGAGAATTAAATAAGAAAATTAAACAAAGTGTTTATAATTTATTGAATAAAGACGCAAATAGCGAATTCATTAAAGATAGGACAATTGTAGATTTGGACATTAGGGAGTCTGGAATTAAATTTGGTAAAAGAAGTTTCACAAATTGTGAAGTAACACTTTTTATCAAGAATGAGATACCAGTTAATTCAGAAATAATGAAACCAATGTTAGATGATGTCACCGAAATGTTATTAGATGATATCTTCAACAACAATAAATCATTTAAATTCCATAGGAAAAAGAATTAATATTAAGAACCCCAAGCATAAAGTTTGGGGTTTTTTGTTTTATATACATATTTATTGTTATAAACATTAGATATGGATAAAGACTTTAGAATATTAAAACGTGGTGAAAGCGGTTGGGGTGGACTTATTGAACACGATGCTGGATACATTAGCCCAGACGAACCAAGAAACCAACCTTTTATCAATGAAATTAAAAAAATTGATAGCGGTAGTAAGCTATCTATAGTTGAACCACTTATTGTATACGTTGTATTACAAAAGTATGGTATCCTAAATAGAAATGGGAGAATATACCCAGAATCAATACTTAAAGAACAAGATAGAATTTACCAACAAGCAATAAGAGAACGTAGTGCTGTAGGTGAATTAGACCACCCAGAATCATCTGTAATAGCTGGTGATAGAATTTCACACAATATTACTGAAACATGGTGGGAAGGACACACACTTATGGGTAAGATGGAAATTCTAATGACTCCAGGTTTTATCAACTATGGTATTGTATCAACAAAAGGTGATGAAGTAGCAAACCTTTTAAGAAACAGAATTAAGATTGGTGTTTCTTCTCGTGGTGTTGGTTCATTAAAAGAAGGTAGAAATGGTGAGCAAATTGTTCAAGATGATTTTGAAATTATTTGTTGGGATGTTGTAACTGCACCTAGTACGCCAGGTGCATGGATGTCTAGAAATCCAGAAGAGTTAAAACAATATGTTGAGAACACCAACAAAAAGTCTCCAATCATCAAAGAAGACTTAAATAACGGATTAGATAAATTTTTAATTGACTAATAAATTTAACAATTTTTTAATTCAAAATTGGCTTTTCTTAAAATAACGCATATTTATTATCAAATGAGGTGTATACCTTTTTGATTTATTATAAAAAATAAGATAAAATAAAAAAACAAATGGCAGAAAAAAAATCTATACTTGAAGAAGCATTGTTGGATATCAACAATATCAAAAATGCTTTAAATGCCAACACAAAAGAAATACTTCGTTCGGTAGCGAAAGAAGAAATTGACAGTGTGGTGAAAGAATCGCTTATGAAAAATGAAGCTGATTATGAAGAAGAAGATTTAGATTCAACTGATGACGCTGTTGATTTAGGTGGTGATGCTGATGCAGCAACCGCAGATATTGATACAATGGATTTAGGTGGAGAAGAATCGGAAGAAGATGAACTAGGTGACATCGAAAGCTCTGAAGAAGTGGCTCCAGAAGTATCTCCAGAAATGGGTGATGAAATGGATGCAGATTTAGGAATGGACGCTGATGCGTTAGGTGGAGACGAACTAGATATGACTGGTGCATCGGATGATGACGTTATTGCAATTTACAAAAAGTTAAGTGGTGAAGACGAAATCGAAATCGTGGGTGACGAAATTCACTTAAACATATCTGAACCAGGTGAGTACATTGTTAAAAAAGGTGCTTTAGATTTAGGTGGTGACGAAGAAGAAGTTGAAGACATTGATTTAGGACCAATTGGTGATGAAGAAGAAGTTGAAAACGATTCTGATGTTGATTACGAAATCGAATTAGGTGATGATGAAGAATCAGAAGAACATGAAGCTGAAGAATCTGAAGAAGAGGAAGAAGCTGAGCATGAAGTTGGTGGTTCTGAAGAAGGTGAAGAAGAGGAAGAAGAAGAAGAAATTGAAGAAGGAATTCGCACAACTAGAGCTCAAGCAAATAAAGCTGGTGCTGAATACCAACCTAAAGTTTTGGGTGCTAAATCTATAAACGAATCTGCTTCTAAAAAACTTGTTTTAGAAACAACTAAGAAATATAACTCTTTATTAACTGAAGCTAAAAAATTACAGAGTGAGAATCAAGAATTCAGAAAAGCTCTTAAGACTTTTAGAAACCAGTTAGTAGAAACGGTAGTATTCAATAGTAATCTTACTTATGTAACTAGATTATTTATGGAACATTCTACTACAAAGGCAGAGAAACAAAACATCATCAAACGTTTTGATGAGCAAGTTTCAAACCTTGTTGAATCAAAAAAACTTTACACAACTATCGCTAACGAATTGGAAACAAGAAAACCAATCAACGAATCAGTAGAAAGTAAATTAATTAAAACAACAACTACTAGTACATCTAATCAATTAAACGAAAGTACTGCGTATGTTGACCCATCTACTAAACGAATCTTAGATTTGATTAATAGAGTAGAACAAAAATAATAATAACAAAATAAAAACAAAAAAACAAATTATGTCACATTTATTAACATCTGGACAAGTTGGAAACATCGGATTAAACCACATGAAGGCTATCCGTAAAGAAACTCAATCTAAATGGGACTCATTAGGATTCTTAGAAGGTCTTAGAGGTCACGTTAAAGAAAACATCGCTCAATTATATGAAAACCAAGCGTCTACATTATTAAGCGAGTCTACAACAGCTACTAACTCTGGTTCTTTCGAAACTGTAGTTTTCCCTATCGTAAGACGTGTTTTCTCTAAATTATTAGCTAACGACATCGTGTCTGTACAAGCTATGAACATGCCAATCGGTAAATTATTCTATTTCGTACCTCAAACTTCATCTAGAGTTGATGCTCAAGGTGTTGCTGGTAACGATTATGCTACTGATGTATATGGTACTACTTATTCTGCACACACTGGATTAAATGGTTTACATAACGGTGCTGCTACTGCTGCTGCTTTGCCAGTTGCTGTAACTAAAGCGTCTCAACCAATTACTCAAATGCAAGCTAAAAACTTGTACGATGCATTCTACAATGACGGATTATTTGATAATTCTAAAGGTACAATGACAATCAAAACTATCAACTCAACTGCTCTTAATGCTTATACATTAGGTAATGATGGTGCTTACTCTGTTGCTGCTCCAGCTGCTACTTTAGCAACTGCACAAGACGGTTCTGTAAGAGAGATTGTAATCGGTTTATCTGGTTTCTCTGGAAACGCAAATGGTCGTGAAGTATTAACTGGACCAGATGGTAACAATATGGATACTGAGTCTTTCTTAGCTTCTTTACACGTTACTGCAACTAACGCAATCAAAGACCAAGATAATAACATTATCATCGGTGCTGGTAAAGATGTTCCTTTCCGTTTAGTTACTCAACAATATGGTAAAGGTATCGTTTCTGGTTCTAATTCATTAACTGATGGAACTGGTGTTTGTTACTTAGCTTTAGATTTACGTCACCCAGTTGGAACAACTGCAAACGGAACTGCTAACGCTGGTACTTCTACTTATGATGGTTATGTTGGTGCTTCTGCTACAACTGTATCTGCTTTCACAACTACTGCTAACTTGTTATTCGCTTGGGCTGAATATGCATCTTTAGAGTTAGAAACTGAAATGGGAGAAGTATCTTTCAAATTAGACGAAGTTGTTGTTGCTGTTGAAGAAAGAAAATTAAGAGCTACATGGTCTCCAGAGTTAGCACAAGACGTTTCTGCATTCCACAACATCGATGCTGAAGCTGAATTAACTGCAATGTTATCTGAACAAGTTGCTGCTGAGATTGACCGTGAAATCCTTAGAGATTTACGTAAAGCTGCTGCATGGCAATTACGTTGGGATTATAATGGATGGAGAAAAGCTTCTACAGCTGCAAGTCCATATACTCAAAAAGATTGGAACCAAACTTTGATTACTCGTGTAAACCAAGTTTCTGCACAAATCCATAAATCAACATTAAGAGGTGGAGCTAACTTCATCATCGTATCTTCTGAAATTTCAGCTATCTTCGATGATTTAGAATACTTCCACGTATCTGATGCTAACCCAGAGCAAGACCAATACAACATGGGTATTGAAAGAATTGGTACTTTAAGCGGACGTTACCAAGTGTACCGTGACCCTTATGCACCAGCTTACTCAGTAATCATCGGTCACAAAGGAAAATCATTATTGGATACTGGTTATATCTACGCACCATACGTGCCTTTACAATTAACTCCAACAATGTATAACCCTTTCAACTTTGCTCCAGTTAAAGGTATCATGACTCGTTACGCTAAAAAGGTGGTCAACAATCGTTTCTACGGACATGTAAGAGTTGATGGTGTACCTACATTTAACATCAATGAATTAAGATAATCATAATCTTATATAAACTTAAAAGCTCTACAGAAATGTGGAGCTTTTTTGTTTTATATGAATTTATTTTAACCCTTCATCGTATGTATCTTCATCAGAATTCATTTCTTCTTGTTGTCTGATATAAGCTCTAATAAGTTTACCTAAATCCATATCATTAGGGTTTTCTTCAGATAATTTTTTAATATCTAAATAAGTTTTGTTCACTAATTTTTTAATACTCATAATTATATTTTTTATAAAAGGTTATTTAATTCATCAAAATTGTTAAATGGTTTTAATTTATAAAACCCAACAAAAGCTGTTTTGGTACCCCTAGCTAATAACGCTGGGCTTAGTATATGTGAATCATCTTGATATTTATTCAAATCTTTAGATAAACCTAGACCTAAGATGCTGAATGTATCATCAGAGATTCTTATTATTATTATTTCTGGTTTTTTAGAATTTTTAAAAATAACTGGGTATTTACCATATTCAACTGTTTTTACACCTACATTTAAATTTAAATTAGATAAATCTGCCACATGATAATCATTTGAATCACCGATACTTAAATCAACAAATTTCTTATCTAACAATTGTTCTAAAGCTAATTCACCACCCATACCAGTTCTCCATCTACGAGCTTCATTACCGAAGTCTACTTTATGGTGTGCTTCATCTTTCTTTTTATTTACGATGTTTTTAACGAATGTGTCTAATTTTAATATATTAGATTCAGATAGTTTGATAGTATTTTCATCGGTTATTAGTTCATTAGCTAACCATGTGTATATTATCTTATCTATATTTTCCATTATTCAATCTTTTAAACAAATATACGACAAAAAAACCTAAGATGCAAGACTTATATTAATTTTATTTATATTATATTTTAAATCAACGTAACGGACTTTTAATTAGTTAGATTAGTATTGATACCATTTGTTACATATATGTTCTTATATCGACTCTTTGGTTACTGAAAAGCTGGTCCTTGTTCACAGATTGTTGATTGAATTTGGTGCCAATATGTGTCAGCTTCATCTACCATGCTATCACCACTCATACCTTCCGATTTCTTTTGTGCATCGATACTTATTTGTTCGTGTCTTAGATTTTCTAATGGTACATGTATTTTTTGCATTATCTTGGTTTTGGTTGCTTCATCGACATCTTTCATTGCTTCTTCAACATGTTGTAATGCTTCACTATAACTATTTATGGTCATTTTATTACAAATGGTTTGTGTACCTTTGTTCATATTTTGACCATCAATCATTTGTTCTCTTAGTAATCTTTTTATAAAACTTTTCATATTATGAACCGTGTCTTAAATCAACTTGGTTTACAATTTCGAATTGAACCGCATTTTTTATTGTTGTTACTTCTAGATTAGATGTTACTAACAC